CCGTCTCCCGCACCACCAACACACCATCCGGGGCGCCCCCCGGCGGCACCATCGCCCGGCGGCGCCCCGCCCGCGGCCTGTGGGCCGGGACGGTCAGCCGCACCACCAACACGCCACCGGGGAACGTCCCCGTCACCGCCCCCGACCATCTCGTCATCGCCCGCCGCAGCGCGGCACGCGGCACATGGGCGGGGACGGTCTCCCGCACCACCAACACACCATCCGGGGCGCCCCCCGGCGGCACCATCGCCCGGCGGCGGCCCGCGCGGGCGCTGTGGGCCGGGACGGTGGTCCGTACCGCCAACGCCGTCCCCGGGCGCGGTGTCACACCACCGCATGTGATCATCGGGCGCCGCGCTACGGCGCGGGGGACGTGGCGCCGCGGCACCGGCGCACCGCCGCGGGTGCCGGCCGCCGCGACCGGTGGCCTGGTCCGGCGCCGCCGCCCCGCTGGTGTCACCTGGCGCGGGTGGGTGTCGCGGACGGTGAACCAGCCGCCGCCGCCGTTCACCATCGGGCAGCTCACCACCGCTGATGTGGCCCGCAACCAGCTGACCGCCGCGGGAGCGGCGAGTTCGCTCACCACGGCAGCGCAGGCGGCCGCGGCCTTGACGGCCAGCGATAAACGGACAGGAGGACCCGGTGGCTAGATACCCGCTGAACCAGCCGATCCGGGTTTCTACGTCTGTCCGTGACGTCACCGGCACCCTCGTCGACGCCGGCACCCTGACACTGCTGGTGAAACTCCGCCAAGCCGACGGGACGTGGGCGACAACCGGCACCTACAGCACACCTACGCACGACGGCACCGGCCTCTACCATCAAGACGTCCCCGCCGCCGACCTGGCCGGGTTGGGGCATTACCAGTACACGTGGACCGCGGGCGGCACCGGCGCGGGTGTGTCGTTCGGCGACTTCGACGTCTTCGACCCGTTCGAAGACGCCCTGCTGCCGTTGCAGGACGCGAAAGACATGCTCAACATTCCGCAGGCGACAACCAGCTCGGATACGGAACTGCAGTCGTTCATCGCCACGATCGAAACGTCGCTTGAGGCGATGACCGGCGGCCCCATCATCAACCGTTCCATCAGCGAACGGGCTGAGCTCGACAGCACCCAAACCGTCCTGACCGTCCGGCAGCGGCCCCTCGTCTCCGTCACCAGCATCGTGTCGGTCGCATCCGGGCAGCCGATCGACATCACTACCGGACTCGACATCGACACCAACGCCGGCACCATCAGACGCAAACTCGCATACCCCTTCTACGGCCCCTACTTCCAGTGGCTCCCCATCATGACCGTCACCTACGTCGCCGGCTGGGGCACCGCCGCCCCCGCCGCGTTCAACACCGCCGCCAGGATCATCCTCCAGCACCTGTGGGAAACACAGCACGGCCCCACCGCCCGCCCGTCGATGGGCGGCATGGACATGATCCAGCCCCCCGGATTCAGTTTCGCCATCCCCAACCGCGCCGCCGAACTCCTCGAAGGCTCGCTGAACGGGATGCCATTCAAGTCAGAGGCATACCTCTAAGTGACCACCTCGCGCGTCCCGGCGCTCATCGACTACCTGGTGGCGCAGTTCCAGGCCGCGTCCACTCTGGGGGGCGCGTCGCCGCCGGTGCTGGTGTTCGACGGGCCGCCGACGACCGCGGATCCGGCGCCACTCGCCCTCTATGTCGGCGTCGGCGACGTGTTCGCCGACACCCCGCCCACGGCGGCGACCTCGGAGCAGACAGCGGTGGGTCTGGCGCAAAAGCGCGAGGAACTCGCCACCATCCACCTGGCCGCGGTCGCGTGGGCGGGGACGGACGACATGAAAACCGTCCGCGCCTCCGCCTACGCCATCGCCGCCGCCGTCGAAGACCTCGTACGCGCCGACACCGCACTCGCGGGCCTGCCGGGTGCGGCTCTGGCCCGGCCGGGGGTGACGGGAATCGTTTTGCAGCAGAACAACACCGCGCAAGGCGCGGTCGCGCAGGTGTCGTTTCAGATCACATACCGCACATTGATCGGCGTTTGAAAGGACAAACGGATGACGGCCTATGCCATCCAGTCGCCGCCGCACGCGGGGGCGCAGCTCACCATGACCTTGCCGACGACCGGCGCGGTCGACACGTGGCCGACGGGCGCGAACGTGTCCGCGTTCATCCAGGGCCCGTCGTCGGCGACGGCGACCGTATCGCTGCCGATCCCCACCTTCGACGGGCAGGCCGTCACCGCCCGGTCGGTGACGGTCGCGTCGGGCCAGACGTGGTTTGTGCCGTTGCCGCCGTCGGTGTATGGGGTGGGCCCGATCACCGTCACCTGGTCCGGGACGCTCACGGCGTCAGCGGTCGCGATCATCACGTCCGTGGGGTCGTGATGTCGGCGGTCATGTACCACCCGCAGACGCAGGCGACGATCGTTGTCAGCCCAGACGCGGTGCCGCAGTACCGGCAGTCGGGGTGGCTGCTCCGCTCCGAATGGGACGCGAACCAGGCCACCGCCGCCCAAGACACGGCTATCTCATCAGGCGACGTCACCGTTGAGGCGCAAACGGCGACCGCGGACGGTGCAGCGCAGGCCACGGAAACGGACGAGGAGAACTAGGATGCCCGCGACGCCCCTCACCCCGACTACCAGATATTTCCCGCCGGGTGTCCGGAAGATCTACTGGGTGCCGGCGATCTCGAACTACAACGCGCCGACCCGCGCCGAACTCAACGCCGGCACCGATTTGTCGGCGGAGATCGAGACAATGAACGGCTGGTCCCTCCAGGGAGCCACCGTTGACGTCCCGGACATGGGTTCCCGGTTCACCTCCCAAGTCCCCGGCCGGCTGACCAGCGCACAAAACGACATCACCGCGTACATGTCGCAAAACTCGAACGACGTCCGCTCCCTGCTGCCCCGCGACACCAACGGCTATGTGGTGTGCCTGTGGGAGGGTGACGTGACCGGGCAGAAGATGGACGTGTTCCCGGTGCGGGTCGTCACGCAGGCGAACGACACCGTCGTCGACGACCCGGGGAAGACAACCATCTCGTTCGCGATCACGAAACTCCCCGCGATCTACATCACCATCCCGTAATGCCGGACGCCCGGGTCAAGGTCAGCGCGACGCGCACCGGCCCGGACCTGGGGAAGATCGCCCGCGAGCTGCTCGCCATGGACGAGGGGAAGGTGACCGGTATTTTGCGTCGCCGCCTCGAGGACGCGGCGCGGCCGTTCCCGGCCGCGGTGCGCGCTTCGGTCCTCGCGATCCCTGTCAAACCCGGGGGGAAGCACACGGGTCTGCGGGGACGGATCGCGTTGTGCGCGGAAACGTCGTCGCTGGTCGAAGGCCACAACGTGTATGTGCGGATCTGGATGAACCCAGAGAACATGCGCCCCGATTACATGACGCTGCCGCTGTACATGGAGGGCGTGAAAGTGTCCCGGCGGCGGGATTACACCCGGTGGCGTCACCCGGTGTACGGAAACCGCGAAGTGTGGGCACAGCAAGATGCGCACCCGTACTTTTATCAGGCGGCGCGGCCGTTCGGGGTAGCGTCGGAGTTCGCGGTCCGGGACGCGCTCAGCGAGATCACCCGCGAACTGAACGGGTGACCGGTGGCGTCCCCGCGGCCGGGAGCGCACGCAGTGCCATGACCAGCGCCACGACCCACCCGATGACCGTCCAGCCGAAGAACAGGTTGACCACGATGACCTGCGATTTCGCGGGGACGCGGCGGTGGACGGCGACGAACGACGGGACCCAGTAGGCGACGACGGGCAGCACCACGAACGCGATGGTGCCGGCGATCTGCCCGGCGAGCGTGTTGCCGCCTTCAGCGATAACCAGCATGAACGTTTCCCCCTTCATCTTGCACTGTATCCCCGGAGGCAGCCTCGTGCGTCTATCGAAAGATGACATTCTTCACGCCGAAGACTTGCGCACCGAAGAAGTTGACGTCCCCGAATGGGGCGGGACGGTGCTCGTCCGTGGCCTGACCGGACGTGAACGCGACGAGTTCGAAGGATCAGTCCTCGAGCAGCGGGGGCAGAAGACGGTGACGAACACGGCGAACGTCCGCGCGAAACTCGCCGTCAAATGCGTCGTCGACGACACCGGCCAGCGGGTGTTCGCCGATACGGACGCGAACGCGCTCGGCGAAAAATCGGGCGCGGCGATCGACCGCGTGTTCGAGGTCGCGTCGCGGCTGTCCGGGCTCGGCGACGGCGACGTGAAGGAACTGGCCGCGGATTTCAGCGTGGCGGCTGGGAACGGTTCAAGTTCGAACTCGCCAGCCGCCTCAGCATGACCGTCCATGACCTGCTCGGCCGCGTCAGCAGCATGGAACTCACCCAGTGGATGGCGCTGTTCGAAGCCGAAGCAGCTGAGCGGCGCGACCAGCAGCAGCCGCGTCAGCAGCTGAGAGGTTTGTGACCGGTGGCGACGATCCAATATGTGGTCAACGCGGTCGACGCGGCGTCGGCGACGTTCACCCGGATCGCGGCGACCGCTGACACGCTCAACAACCAGCTCGACGAGCTCGCGCACAAATCAGCGACCGCCCGTGTCGGCCTCGCCGGTGACAAAGAGGCGCAGGCGTCGCTCACCAATATCGATCTGAAACTGGCGCGGCTCGGGAAACGGATCGCCAAACCAGACGTCACCGTCGAGGGTCTCGCCGCGGCCCGTTTGGGGATCATGCGTCTCGACGTGGCGCTCGACCGGCTCGACCGCAAAACGGTCACCGTCGATGTGGACTGGCGCGGACGCATCGGCCAGTTCCTGTTCGCCTCCGGCGGCGGCGTAGGTAACGCATTCCGGCAGTTGTTCGGCGGGGGCGCCGGTGGCGCGGGATCGAAGGCGGCGGCTACGGGGGGGATCCTCGGTGGTTTGCAGAACGCGCTGCCGGTCACGGGGCAGGCAGCGCTGTACGGCGGCCTGGGTTTGCTCGCCGCGACCCTCGGGCCGGCGCTGATACCGACGCTGCTGGGTGGCGCGATCGGCGGCGCGGGCGCGTTCGGTGGTCTCGCGATCGGGTCGAAAGACCTGGCACAGTTGCAGACGCTGCGGAAACAGCTCGCTGGTGTCACCGGCACCACCCCCGCGTCACAAGCGGCGCGGGCCCGGATCCAGGGACAGATCACAGCGTTCCGGCAGGCGAACCTGCCGCAGATCGCGTTCGGCCGGCAGGCCGCGGCGCTCACGGGCACCGTGGAGTCCACGTTTTTCGGTGCGCTCACCACACGGCCGGTGATCCGGCCCGGCGGCACCGGCCCCGGCACCCACCAGCAGGTCCTGGGGCAAAGTTTCCTCCAGGGCCTGATCCCCATTTTTCAGCAGCTCGGCAAGTTCATCAAAAGCATGGGGCCGCAGCTCGGCGACCTGTTCCGCGCGTCGCTGCCGTTCCTGAAAGAGTTCGTCAAAGTCCTCGAGGCGGCGGCTAAAACTATTCTCCCGGCGATCACCCAGTCGCTGAAAGACATGGCGCCGTCGCTGCCGCTGATCACCCACGGGTTCGTCATCCTGATCGAGGGGATCGCGCGGATGATCCAGGCGATCGGCCCCCGTGGGATGAAAGCCGCGGCGAAACTGTTCGTCGACCTGATGCGGATCATGACGTTCGCGTTGCAGACACTCGGCCAGTTCATGAACGGCGCCGCCGTCACCGTGCAATACGTCGCGCACGTCTTCCACCAGCAGTGGGACGAGGTGCGGCACCGCACCGCCGACGCGTTCGACCGTATCCGGCATGACATCGCTGACTTCGCCCACAACATCGCCGTCTGGTTCGACCGGATCCGCCACTTCGTCGCCGCGTCGTGGGACGCGACATGGAACGACACGATCGGCCGTGTCAAAAGCAGCATCGGCACGGTCGTGACCTGGGTCAAAGGGATGCCCGCGAAAATCCTTAGTGTCCTCCGCGGCCTGGGGCATTCGCTCGCCTCGTTCATGTCCGCCGCGTTCACCGAGATGCTCAACGCGATGAAAAACGTCGGCAAAACGATCTGGGGCTGGCTCACCAGCTGGGTCAGCGCCATCCCCGGTTTCCTGAAGAAAATCCTCGGTATCAAATCGCCGTCGTCTGTTTTCTACAACATTGGGAAACAGATGATGATGGGCCTGTTCCACGGCATCCAGGACCACGCCAACCAGGCGAGGAACGCCGCGCAGCGGGCTGTGTCCAGCGCCCCCGGCGGTTTGGGTGGCCCCGCGTCGGCGTCAGCGGCGCAGGCGCAAGCCTACGCGCGGGGGCGCCTGGGTGCGTATGGGTGGGGTTTCAACCAGTTCCAGTCGCTGGTCAACTTGTGGAACGGCGAGTCGGGGTGGAACCGGTTCGCCCGCAACCCCTCATCCGGTGCGTACGGCATCCCGCAGGCGCTCCCGCCGGGGAAGATGGGCGCGGCGGCGAACCCGCCGCAGTCGTCAGCGGCGGCGCAGATCAACTGGGGCATGGGTTATATCCGCGCCGTGTATGGGTCCCCGAACGCCGCCTACGGTGCGTGGCTGTCCCGTTCACCCCACTGGTATGACCGTGGCGGCTGGCTCCCGCCCGGCGCGACGCTCGCGGTGAACACGACCGGCGCGCCGGAACGGGTCGTGTCCGGCCGCACAGATATGGCGATGCTGTCGTCCCTCCACCGCATTGAGGCGCTCCTGGCAGACGGCCCATACCGGACCGCCGCCGGTGTCGGTGATGCGGTGAGCGGCGCGTCGCGGCAGGCGGCGAAGTCGGCGCGTTACAGTGCGAGGCCGCGGTGACCGAATCCCTGAACCTCGGTGGCGTCATCGAGCTCCTCGGCTCCCCCGCGGGGTTCGTCCCGTCGATGCTCCCGAACGCCGCCGGCGCCACCTACGGCCTCGGTGGCGCCGCTGACGTGTGGGACCTCGGCGCCCCCCAGCCCGTCGTTGACGTGCTCGCGACCCTCCTCGGCGACGGTGAAATCCCCCTCGGCCGCCGCGCGAGCAACCGCACCATCACCCTCCCGGTGGTGATCCGCGCGCCCGACCTCGCCACCCTGACCGGCGCCCGCGAAGCCTTGTTCGCGGTCGTCGATCAGGCGTACTGGAACCTGACGTGGACCCGTGACCTGGCGACCGCGTATCCGGTGACGTTCGACTGTTTCCGCGCGGCACCGTCGGTCATCACCTACAGCCTTGAGGATTCTGATGCGCTGATCGCGCGGATTCTCCTGTCGTTCCAGGCTTTGCCGTATGCGCGGTCCGCGAGCAATCCGCAGACGCTGAACTTCGCGTCGCCGATCACTGGCGCGTCCGCGCCGCCGCCGGTTGTCACACTGGACACTTACAGTTCGGTGTCGTCGTCGACGCAGCCCACCTGGTGGCAGGCGAAACCGCAGGCGGTCCTCGGGCCGGGGTCGGCGTTCTGGGACTGGGATTCGACCGACCAGGACTCCGCGCCCCTCTACACCCACACGCTCGCCGCGCCGGTGGATGTGACCGGGCGGACGAAACTGTCGCTGTGGCTCGGGCTGGGGTCGCCGGAGAACTACGGCACCTGGCATAAGGGGAACGTGACGTTCGCGTTCACGCTGACCGACAACGCGGCGCATACGGTCACGTTCGGCACGACGGTGAAGGTCGCGGCGTCGAACTCGGGGTCGGCGCCGAAATGGAACCAGATCACCGCGCAAATCCCCCAGGGCGCGGGCCTGTTCGACTACACCCACGTCAACGCATATTCGGTGCAGTTGTGGCGGTTCGTCGGTTCCGACGGCGACCTGGAACTCGATTCGGATGTGTGGCTCAACGGGCTGCAGGCGATCCCCGC